GCGTTGGGTACGCCTTTCCGTCGTAAGGAATCGCCTACACCAACCATGCCGCTGTGGACAAGCGGCATTCAAGAACCTGTCATGGCACAGGGTATCACCATTCCAGCATTGTACGCTGTAAGCAACGAGTCGCTAATTCTTCGCACGGTGCTTGCTAAATTGCGCCAAGAAATGTTTCGTCGTGGCTACTACTGGGAGAAAAAATTCGCACGCAAGTGTACGGTGTGTGATGAAGAGTATCAAAGTGAAGTAGATACTTGCAAGGAATGTGGTGGCTCGGTGCGAGTGCCTGATATTGACGAATTGACTTATGCTAAATGGCTTCTCAAGCAGGA